GGCGGCAAAGTAAAGGGACAATTATATGCCACTAATACCAGCCAATCCGTATTGGATAATATGGTCGGCACCGGCTCGCAACTTGTCAAAAAAGTGGAACAAGCCCCGTTATTCAAACCTCAGGGCGACATGCAGTGGGCATACGGCGCACCTAATATGAGCGATTTTTATCAATCCCGTGTAATGCCCGGCACCAAAATCAATAATGTAAAACCATTTGAAACCGTCAATGTCGGCCCAGGTCTAGGCAAACAGTATTCCGCCGATGGCACCGGTGGGTTCAACTCTGGCATGGAAATGCGCGACTCTTGGATGCCAAAAAACGTAGATGAGCTACGTGTCGCCACCAACCCCAAACAAGAATACTCCCTGGAAAACCTTCAGGGACCCGCCATCTCCAACATCCTTGCCGTTCCCACCGCCGACATTTTAGGAAAAGTAGAGAAGAACCGCCCCGACACCTTTTTTATGAACACCCCCGACCGCTGGTTCACCACTGTCGGTTTAGAAAAGGGGAACCGCCTTGTCGCCGAAGAAGTGCTGCAAGACCAAAGCCGCAATGAAACCACCCAGTTTTATGCCGGCAGCGCCACATCCGCCCTCAAAACCTCCAGCTATGTTCCCGGCGCAATTGAATCTCCCAAACGCTCGGAATTGGCCACAAATAGCGTGACCAACTCGTGCTCTGTCGGGTGCGGACCTCATAATGATTTAGACAATGCGTTAAATAGTCACACCAATTACACAAATAACCGCTCACATAATAAACAGGTGGATAGTATACGTTCCGGATTTAGCAGCGCTATCGGCGCGGTCATTGCTCCCATTATGGATATATTGAAACCTGTTAAAAAGGAAGAATATGTGTCCAATATTAGAGTATATGGTAATGCCACCTCTAATGTGCCTGGGTCGGGCAACTATGTCATTAATCCATATGATACCACCGCAACCACTGTAAAAGAAACCACTCTATTTGCGCCCAACACATACATCGGCAACCAGAGCAAGTCGCATGGCGCTTATACTGTAGCGGAGCAACAAGTGGTTTATAACCAGCGCGATACCACAAATACCAGCGAATTTAACGGCGCATCCTCAAAATATGGAAGCATGAATTATACCGGCAATTACAACCAATATAATAATGAGTCTAAAGAAAAACTGGTCGTCAACCAGCCCAACCAAGGAGGCACGCAAATATTTAACCAACAGATGAACGTTAATATCGCCAAATTAGAGAGCGATCGTGAAAGCCGCGGGTTTGGGTCACCTGCGTACATTATTCCGGGCGGACCAATGAAAGAGAACTATGGCAAGACGCATACTAAACAACAATACGAAGAACAACAGGGAAATAGCCGGTTGGATGGCAACCTACTAAAACCATTTTTAGATAATCCTTATACACATAGTCTTACTGGAGCGGTTTAATAAATTGAATAAAGGAAGAAAATCGCGCCATTTAGGGGATTTTCTCATGCAATATTATAATGTCGTACGGCGAACCATTACCTAAACCGGATTTTGTCAAATTAACACAGTCAGATGTTCCCACTTTGGCTAAATCTAGACTTAACGATTTAAGAGGTTTAACTAGCGAAGATAAACATAAGTTAACAACATTTCTTCTTTCAGACCCATTAAGAGACCACGCTGGTAAAATAATACATGAAATAGCGGATAAACAACAGATGGCTAAATACCAAAATGTCTCTAATAATCTCACTAAAGAAACTTCAAGAAAGTTTTTAGATGAAATAAAAAATGACTTTCCACGTAGTCGTAAAGAAGTAAATGATACAGAACTAAATACATTCCGCCGTATATTTGGGCGTGAAAAACAATCTCTTACAAATAACAACAAACGCAGCCGCAAATCAAGACACTTGCGCGGCGGTTCTAAAAAGTTTAAAAGGCGTGCAAGTAATAAGTCAATGCAAAGAAGGCGCAAAACCAAAAGAAAATAAAGGAAGAAAATAACAATATCATAAACATTAATATTAATATAAAGCGAACGCCATTATTTTAATATATCCATCCCAAACATGTCGTTAAATATTCATCAATCCATCAAAGAAAAATTAGAATACTTTCATTCCAACCACAAAATACCCAACATCTTGTTCCACGGCGCATCCGGCTCCGGCAAACGAACCATCGTTCACAATTTTATTAACCTCATATACGATAACAACAAACACAAAATTAAAGACTTTGTCATGTATGTCAACTGCGCCCACGGTAAGGGCATCAAATTTATTCGCGACGACTTGAAATTCTTCGCAAAAACACACATCAACTCCAACGGCGGCGACATTTTTAAAAGCATCATCATGTTGAACGCAGATAAATTAACTATTGATGCACAATCCGCCCTACGCAGATGCATTGAACTATTCAGCCATAACACCCGGTTTTTTATCATCGTGGAAGACAAATATAAACTTTTGAAACCCGTGTTGTCGCGGTTTTGCGAAATTTATATTCCTGACCCAGTTCACTTGGGCAGACAAATCAACCTTCATAAATACAATATTGACCAGTTATTCAAAAAAAACGCACAAACAACCGATTGGCTTAAAAAAACCATCTTGGCGGACACACAACCCAATTGTGACCCAGATCATGCAGCAACAACAGACAAGTTATCCATTATTTTACGCGACTTATCCGCAAAGATTTATGAAAAAGGTTACAGTGCTTTAGATATAATGGCGCTCATTGAACAACCCACATTTTTACCGGACCTAGATTTAGTAAAACGATATGAACTCCTATTTGCATTCAATAAAATCAAAAAAGAGTTTAGAAATGAAAAACTGCTCATTATGTTTGTCCTGAATTTCGTGTTTATTAGTTCAAATGTTAGTTTAGAAAATATATCTTTTATGTAAATGGACGATTTTAATGTATCCAGCTTGCACGAGTCAAAGAATGAATGGGGCGCGCGTCTCCTCACCATTTTAACGCCACTCATTATTGAAGGGTTTAAATCTATTTTTGACGAGTCGCTCAAAATCTGCAAAGAAAACAACGAACACGATAAATATCTAATGACGTTCCAAAACTTCATCACACGCATCCCCAAATGGAACGCCGCCATCATTGACGTAGAGTGCTCCCGCATTATTGAAAAAAGCTGCTGCAAATATTTAGAAGAATTAGTCACTTGTGTTCACATCATACAATTGAAATTGTTAACCGCCATGCGCAGTGGACAAAAACAAAAAAAGATTGACGTCAATATTCCCAAACTCGCCGACTTTATTCACAAAGCATACATCAACTCCGCACGAAAACTATACAAAAACGTCTACCTCTTTGAATTAAACATTCAACCTCTGCAAACCCAAAAAAACAATAGAGAACTTGAAATCATCGTTCAAGAATGCGTTCTAAATACTGTGCGCGAAAGTATCCCCGTGGAAAGCATTCTGCGCGCATATATGGACGAAAGTGTGGAAGAAAACATTGAAGTAGAAGTAAAAGAACAAATCGTTGACGCACCTGCCCCTGTTGCGCCCCTTCAAGATACCGTGCAAGCGCCGGCCCTTGTTCAAGAGCTAACCGGTTATGCGCCATCGGTTGAACAAAATGAACGCGGATTAAAATTCAACAATGTAGACATGGCGCGCGACGCTTATAATGTGGATACCGCCATCCCCGCACCCAAAGATTATGAAACTTTAGAAAATATCAGCAAAATGCGACAAATTGAACAACAAATCACTGATGAGTTAAATAGCGATAATATGAAGCTAACTATTCACACCAATGACGCCGCATTGAATGAATTGGACGTTCATGACCTAGAACCTCGCAATATTGGATTGATTGAGGAACAATTAATTGAGTTTGAAGAATTGTAATTATACAATTGCAACCACAATTAGGCATTATTAATTACAAGTGCGTTTAATCTATTATAAGAATGTAATAGATTAAATTAATGGATAATATATTCGTATTTGCTGGATTTATTTCCGCAGTGTTTTTTATTACCAAATTCGTAGAGATGCGGTTTGTAGAACAAGAAAGTAAGCCGCTAAAAGTACTCGTCAGAGATACCGTTTTAGTATATATTAGCGCGGTCGTCGGCTGCTACATTGTAGAACAAATCAGCCCCGCCATTAATGAGACCATAAACTCTGTTACCTCACCGGTGGTCTTCAATGATGCTCCTGATTTTTAATTTGGATTTTCAATAAAGGAAGAAATATTCGCATTTATTGTATATACATTTAAATGTATTAAAGACTAATTAACATATATTAAATAAATGTCAATTACTTTTTTATCTTTTGGCGGTCAAACTGATAGATATCGTAACAATGTAGACCGCATATGCAAAGAAGCCGCCGCATTTAATATTTTTAATAATATTGTTGGATTAAAGGAAGACTATTTGCAAAATGACCCTGATTTTTGGGGACTGCACAAGACATTTATGGAAAACAATCCGCGTGGATACGGGTATTGGCTCTGGAAACCCTATATTGTTAAAAAACAACTGGAATTAATGAATGATAATGATATCCTAGTTTATGCAGACTCCGGGTGCGAGTTAAATGCAAACGGTGTATCTAGACTTATTGAATATTTTAATGCAGTAAACACGCATGAATGCGGATTATTATCTTTTAAAATGTCACATTTTGAAAAAACATGGAGTAAAATGGACACAATTGCACATCTTAATGCACACCCCCTCGCGAATACAGGTCAATTAATGGCGACTGCGTTTATTATTCGTAAATGCGCTCACACCGTTAATTTAGTAAACTTATGGTATTCTACTTGTTGCAATTATCAACTAATTGATGACACCCCATCACAATTACCGAATGACCACACATTTCGCGACCATAGACACGACCAAAGCGTATGGTCTATATTAAGAAAATATCACGGAACTCTACTGATTGCAGATGAAACCTGGTTCCAAAATTGGACAGATGGTACATTCTTTCCAATATTGGCAAAACGAATATAACCCAATATAATTATTATATTTTATTAAATTTCATAAAATATTATAACAATTACGCATAACTCGGCATATCATCTATATTAATCAATGGCGCTGACCTCTTTACGTTTGACTTTGACACTAAAAACTTCGCGAACTCCGGACGCTCCAGTTGCGCTTTTGGCACGTGCTTGTGCACACACCTCGCAATCATCTTGTATAACTTAAAGCCTGGATACCTCTCCGCACCATTCGTCTTGTATAACATATTGATATTATTGTCATCCAAACACCACTCATTAATTATTCTCACATGCGGTTCACACTTGCTTACATCTTTAATATCGTCTAAATTATTCACCACAAAATCAAACATAGAACACGCTAATCGGCACAAATCAAAACTATAATTCGGATCCAACCTCGGCTTAGAACTATTGAAATAAGGCTCCGTATTGTATTGCGTTGATGCATCGTTGCTTGACTGAAAACTATCACTGCAAAATATTTGACCATTGCATTTATATATACTTCTACCGTAGTCAATTATCTTAAACACGCGCCCAAATGTCGGCACCTTATAGTATTGCTTTTTATACAAATAATATATATATTTTTCATTCGTATCATTATACATTATGTTGTTCGTATGCAAATCATTGTGCGTAAATGAAAACACCTGCTGGTACGTTATCAATATCATGATAATCTGCATTAGCGCCGCAATCCACTCCTCATTGGTCAAGTCACTTGTAAGAATAAGGTTATCTAACGTATCATCACAGCACTCCATTGCAATGACCTGCACCGGAAATTTATTAATGGTGGCATACAACTTTTCTTCCTCTTCATTCATAAAGGAAGAACATTTACTACTTGAACAATCATCCCATTCACTTTTATCTTCTTCTTTACCTTCTTCTTTACCTTCTTCTTTATCTTCTTCTTGTTCTTCTTCTTGTTCTTTCTCTTGATTTTCATCATCCTCTCCTGATTTATTTTCTTCCCCTTCTTCCTCCTCCTCCATTATATCATTGCTATTTGTATGCGACGTTCTTGATGAACAGCTTGAGCTTGAATTGGTAGACGCCTTGTTGTTTGCGCTTTGCTTATATGTGGCGTGGCCCTCTTCGTTTGGCTCCTCCACATTGAAATCAACCATCTCCAAGGACAACTCTTTCAAATCGTGCAATGTTAAATGCTCTTGCCCATCCACTTCTACTGTAGGTGTCTCAAACAGGTCTTCATACAAGTCATCGTGAATGGATGTTACCGATAATGCGCGCAAACTGGCATTGTGGATTTTGAGCGGATTTAACTTATTGCCCAGATTGGGGTCCACCATCAAATGCGAATAGTCCTCAATTGTAAATAATTGTTCATTCGTGGCGTCACAATTGTTTCCACCTTTATGCTTGTTGAAAAACTCGCTTTCCACTAAATAATCCAAATCATCAATCACATCCACCATAAAATTATTCTTTAACCCTAAAAACGCCCCATAATAATCCACCCCGTGAATAAACCCATGCTTATGGATTAATGTACTCGTCAAAAACGTGAAATGACCGTCCACATATGCTGAATTATTCGGGTCCAACATTGAGGGATGCACCTTCTCATTCCCATTAAACGCCGGCAGATTGAATAACGTTTGGCCGTGGTCGCTATACTTGCCGACCAAATACTTAAATGGGTTCAACAATGGCGCCATCTTTAAAAATACGTCCACTTGTCTTGTCCTCTCGTTCTCGCAATTCTTCACCATAAATGGGAAGATATTTTTATTGCGTTCTTCTTCATCATCTTCGTCGTGTTCGTCCTCATCTTGTTCATCATTTGTTTTTTCTTCCTTTTTCTTAATCTCTTTTCCCATTTTATGAGTGTCTCTCTCTTCTACCACCGGCTTGTGCAATGCCCACGGGTGGTTTAAATTCACCGAATTATAATTGGTTTCATTCAGCGCAAAAAACTTGGTATAAATTGGGATGTAATTTTGCGCGCTGCTCAATTGGATTTCCTCGTGTATTTCTAAAGCTTTGAATAAATCTTTGTTCTTCCTTTTTTGATAATTCAATAACAATGCCATTAGTGTTTTAATATACAAATTAAATTCTATTTAAACTAATTATACGCTTATTGTTCTAATCTGATTTTGAATATTGTGTATTATATAACATATAATACATAATGCATAGTATGCTTTGCCAACATGCGCCTAATATTTAATAATCCAATACACTCCATAGTTATACGGTCTTGTTTCACTTGCAACATTGGTTGTGCTATTTCCAATCGTGGTGCTGACAGTAATATTGGAAGATGCGTCCAGCATAGTGGCAATCGTGGGATTTACGGTAGTAATCACGTCGATGTTGGTAATATTACTATTTATATTGTTCCACGTTCTAGTTACAGTTCCATCGCCGTCAGTTGTAAACCCTGGAGGAGGCCCGTCAGATTCGTTAAAATCGTCATTAATTGTAGTTTGTGTATGAACGTGTCCAGGGTCATCAATCCTGTTACTAGCAGTATGGATGTGCTCATTTTGTGTATGTCTGTGTAGTCCATCTGTAACAGTAGAAGTCGCCGTGTGATTATGCGTTTGCGTTGCGTGACCCTGATAGGAAGAAATAGTAGAAGGACCTGTGTACCCGTTGTTTGCGCCAATACCACGTAAAAAGGCGCCCTGGTAGTTGGGCAAATTAAAAGACAAGTCGGTTATAAGCCCGCCAAATGTGTTGCCAATGGCTTCGTATAGCGCGTGATATGTTTTCTTGTTGACACTAGTGCCATCACATAGTAACCAACCAGTAGGCGAATTGTTAACTGTATACGCCACAATACTTCCAACCGGCGGGTCCACCCTTTCATATACAATTAATTGCTCCACTGGACCACGCGCTTGTATCAAATTATTTGCGCGAAGATTGTAATAAGTTGACTTGTTAATCTGTTTACTTTTACGACGAATTATAGACATATAATAACTAAATATAAAAATACAAATTTGCGTATTTCTTAATTTTATCTCTTCATTATTTTCTAAATTCTAAAGTTTTAATTCCGCTTATAATATTATTAACCTACTTAATAACAACAATGTAGTATATATTATTGTTATCCACGACATCCTCACCTTAATGCCTTTATTATTTCGCGCATATTCTCCATACACATATACCAGTCCTTATTCAATCATTCCTTTATTCCCTTACAAGACAAAAAAACCGACCCGCCTCCTCTTAAATTTACACCCCAACAGTCACGTTTTTTATTGAAAACCTCATTAGTAACCAGCGTAGGCACGGCATATTGTTACTGCCGTTCTTACACCGGAATTGCAATTATTGATGGCATTGCAGTCCTTACTTCCATCAACTATTGGCGCGACCCGCGTTACGACTGGCGCAGAACTATGGACATTTGGTGGATTGGCGGGTGCCTTACCTATCATTTGCTGCGCGCATACAAGTCTCAATATTACATCGGCTACTATGCTCTCACTTGTTTAGGATGCTCTCTATATCCATTCAGTCACTATTATTACAATTGCGGCAAATATTGGAATTCTGTTTATTTGCATAGCGGACTTCATGTGCTCGCCAATATCGCGAATATTATTTTATACTCGGGATATATTCCGCCCATTTGGAAAAACCCGGTGGTTGGATTTTTGGTCGGGGTTTGCTAATTTTAACCGCGCAAAGTAAAAAAATTGATTTATTTTTATAAATTTGTTAACTATGCAATAAAATGTCATTCACGCGAAATATTGATGAATTGTTATATTTATCCGGTCAAAAAGATACAATTGTGAAACATTTAAAAAAAAATTATAAAGTTGGCGTTCACTACATTGTTGAAAAAACTAAATGTCTTGTCAAACAGAATGGAGGTCAAAACAAGATGCATTATCTTCTTACGGAAGAGGCATTTGAATTATTAAAAAACTCATATAATTTAAGAAATAGATACATTGTAAATGTAAGCGGCAATGTGCAACAATTAAATTTATGTATGTGCATTGAAAACCAAACCATCGGGTTTATTGAAAACTCATACAAAGATGCCTTAAATGTTAAACGCCAATTTGCAATTGGTAATTATAAAGCGGACCTATATTTTATAGACCATAAGCTGGTGGTTGAATGCGATGAGTTCAATCATAAAGACAGAGATGCAGAACAAGAAAAAAATAGAGAAGAATACATATTATCATTAGGAAATAAAATAATTAGATATAACCCTAACGATAACGCATTTGATTTGTCTAATGTATTGAGACAAATCAACGTAATACTATTTTCAAATGTGAACTAATAAGTTATTTATATTTATGCATAATATTTTTTATTTTAGGTTTATGCATGACAACATAAAAAGTAACAAAATTATTTATTACTTTTTATATATTATTTACCAATTATTCATCAATTACTTATTACTAATCATCTATCATTACAATGACTTCGCCATTTACAATCATTCTTATGCGACCCCAACTACAACTCATTGCGGGTTACATTTATTTACAGAATTCGCAAATGTATCTTCATTCACGTAGAAAGACAATAGTAGTAATCATCAAAAACACATTTATTTTTTATGCTGCGGCTCATCTTCGCCGCGCTCACATTCTCCATTTGCGCGGCCATTGCGATTGTATCCCACTTGCCAAGAATGTTGTGCGGCTCCGCGACTTCTCGCTTCTCTACTTTTTTACCTGTTGTTGAAAACTTATTTTTAGAATCTGCATTTTGCAATTGATTTGAACTGTTGAGACTTATTCCATAATATCCTTCGTTGCTTTCATTCTCTAACCACACCGTCGCCTTCAGCGCATAAGGACTGGCATTCAAATATTCTTTAATTTCTTTCATCAAGTGTTTGCCAATATCATCTGTTAGTTCTTCCCTCTTGATTACATCTATGCTTACCATCCAGTTGCAATACTCTTTCAACAAGGTTGAGTTCAATATTTTGCCAGTATCTGAAAACTTGCAGCGCTGAAATAAAAATGTTTCTACTCTAGAATTTAACTCCGTCTTTTTATACTCCGCGGTTTTCAAAATAATCCCAACATACCCGTGCGACCCTTGAATGCGTTTGGGTTTAAACCGGGTATCTAAATAATTCTTTAATAAATGGAATGTCTCCTTTGTTGGTTTTATATGGCTCCATAGACGAAAACGACCTTCAATATTAACCGAAAGGTCTTCCACATCTGCGCGAACAATACATTGCGCCATGACAAAGTCATTAAACTTTTTAATCGTCTCATCTTCCGGCAATAACACATTTTGATACACCGACTGATGCGTTTCTTTCACTGTTTCTACTGTAGATTTAAGGGCCTCAATAGTTTCTTTCAATTCATTTATTTCTAATGCTTGTTTTACCAGTTGCGCATTGTTGTTTGCATTTTGTTCTTTTAAGATTTTACACTCCTCCTCTAATTCTTCATTTCTGCGCATCAATTTGTTGAAATTGTCAATGCTATACGTCTTTGAATGTATAATGTCCCGGATGCATTTGGATAACCGTAGTAATGTGAAGTTCGTATTGTCATATGCAATAATCTCCGTTTTGTTTTTCCCGTTTACTTCAATGCTGCGAATGTGCCCTTTTATTCTCGGGTGGGTTTTAATTAGATTTTCTATTTCCACCTTATTTTGCACGCGGAACGCTTCTACTAAAATAAATGTGTCATAGTGTTTGCGGTGGTCTTGAACTCTTGTTGCCAAATCATTCGTGTGGCCAAACTTTAGTAAACTTTCTTTAGCATCATTGGTATTCTCTATTGTGCCAAAATATATGCATTCGGTATTTAAAGGGAACTGCGCAATCGTCGCTTGTTCTACTGCGCGCTGTTTTTCTTTTTTTGTTGAGATTATTTCTTGTTCTATAGATTGGATAATGCTATCTTTTTGTTCCAACTGCGCTCTCAACTCGTTTGACTCTTCGTCAACAATCTCGTGCATCACTTCTTCAAGTTTTATGTAATAATCGTGGATTTCACATGCTTTTTTGGTTTGGACTTTTAAACACAGAGATTTAAAACATTTTATGTTTAACATTATTTTTTGTTTATTTTGTCCTCCATGTTGTTTATTGCACGATTTTGCATTTTCTTCAATTGATGATGCAATATTTTCATCTAAACTCGCTCCTCCAAATTGATGAGCAACATTTTCATCTAAACTTGCTTTGCCAAATTGAAGAGCAAAATTTTTATAATCTTTATCAAGAATAAAATGTTTTTCTAATACTCTAATAGCATTAACTTTTTGTGTAAACCCAATCCACTTCCACACATCATCTAAATCCACTACATAATCCAAGGATTTATCATAATTCAAATAACAATAAAAGCTGCTCACAAACAATTGTTGCTCAAACCCAACAAAACTCTCCTTAATTTTGCATAACAATTTGTTATTGTAGGTGTGGGTTAGCTTCGCGATGGGGTTCTTCTCGATAAGTTCAACGATATTTAACTCTTGCATCTTATTATACATTTATAATAGTGTTGTCTTTAAGTTGTTTTAAGTCACTTTATATATTTTAAAGTGAGTTTTATAAAAAGGAGACATATATTTTGCGCGAAAGTCTTTAGCAATGCGAGTTCGTTGTTTTGCGCACCATTATTTTAGTAAAAAACGTTAATAAATATATATGACGTTAGAACTAAAAAAATTTGATATGAAAAGCATCACGTTTAAGATTAACGAGTCGAAAGGGCCGGTCGTAGTCCTTATCGGGCGCCGTGATACCGGTAAATCATTTCTCGTGCGCGACCTGCTCTACTACCATCAGGACATCCCGATTGGGACGGTTGTCGCTGGCACGGAAGAGGGGAACGGGTTTTACGGCAAGCTCGTGCCCAAGCTCTTCATCCATAACGAGTACAATACTGCAATCATTGAGAACATTTTGAAGCGTCAGCGCCAAGTGCTCAAGCAAATGCGCAAAGAGATGGAGGCATTTAAGCGCAGTAGCATTGACCCGCGCGCATTCGTTATCCTGGATGACTGCCTGTATGACAACACATGGGCGAAAGATAAAATGATGCGTTTGCTGTTTATGAACGGAAGACACTGGAAGATCATGTTAGTCATCACAATGCAATATCCTCTTGGCATCCCGCCGACACTGCGAACAAACATTGATTTTGTTTTTATTTTAAGAGAAAACTACCTGGCCAACAGGAAGCGCATTTACGAGAATTACGCCGGCATGTTCCCCACATTTGAGGCGTTCTCGCAAGTGATGGACCAATGCACAGAAAACTACGAGTGCTTGGTCATCAACAACAACGTAAAAACAAATAGACTGCACGACCAGGTGTTCTGGTATAAAGCAGATGCGCACGGTGAGTTCCGTCTTGGGTCTAAAGAGTTCTGGGAATTATCAAAAGATATGGGGTCGGATGACGAGGAAGAAAAGTATGACCCGAAAGCGAATAAAAAACGTGGTGCGGGACAAACCATTAATGTAAAAAAAACAAAATGGTAAGGATATGGTAATGGAAGATATAATAATAATGATATGGTAAGGAACTCCTGATTACCTGATGGGGTCTAATAACGCGGACCGAACGTAAAACGATACGTGATCCAATGCGCTCCCATATTTTTGTCGCATCGTGATGTCCTCCGGTTCCATTTTTGGCGCGTCTTCTGCTCGGATGTTTTCCAACTCTTGCCCAGCTTCCACTACTTCAATTGTATTAATTTCTGTCTCATTGGAAGACAAACTCAAATGATATATGTCCTCTGCCGCCCGTTTTTGTACGGTTGCAATAAAGTCGCGCACAGATAGCGACGGAGATAGCATATATTTATGTCGGTCCATTGAATACACGGCTTTGACATAACATACTTGGGCCATTTCATAATTCATGTTCATATTTGTTGTGCTCATATTTGGGTTAGTGTTTAGTGTTTGTTGTTTGTAAATAATTACTGTTTATTATTTACAAATTATAATTTCAATTTTATTGTTTTATTGTTTTATTGTTTTCAGATGTATTCATTTATCTTTATCCCCCTTTCCCGATTTGCCCATCACTACATTCTCCCCTTCAAAGAGCTCATTGCGAATATTGGCAACTGAAATATGCTCATACTCGCTATCCGCTTCGGTCTCCTGCGACTGCGCCAACAGTGCGCGCTCTTGTGTATTCATATTGGAGATATTCACGAGCTTGCCCTCCGCATTAATCGTCTGAGTTAAAACATTTCCCGACTTTTCAGCCTTCTTGATATTCTCCTCCATGGCTTGCTGACGTGTTTCTTTAATACGTTGCTCGAATGCGGTCTTAGCATTCGCCTCATTTTGGTTCTTGTTATGCGCCAACTGGTTTAGCTCCTCTTCCATATACTCTACACGACCGGTCTTGTATGCTTCCGGGTCAAACGGCATCCACACCCCGCATTCACCGGTGTAAATATCGTGGTTCGGGTCGCGCTCTCTCAGCATTTTGCTGCGTAATTCTGCTTCGGCCTGGCTGGGGAATGCGCCTCTAAATTTAATTCCGCGGGTAGAGGTTTGAAAGTTATGCGCTACATTGAACTCCTTCTCTAGACGGTCTTCATTATGGTCAAGGTAAGTTTTGTATTCATCTTCTAAAGTGTTGTTTACTAAATTGGCGCGCTCGTCTTTGATGAATTCTTCATAATCTTTCATCAAGTCTTCAAATGAAATTTTATATTTGAAGGAAACAAAATTTAAAAATTGGGAAAACTTTTCCATAGATTTAGCAAAATCCCACTTCTTTAGGAAAGCGGAAAAATAAAACATTTCTTTTTGTTTCAAGATTTTTTCAGGAGATAGGAACGACAATAAACAATAAGATTGTCCAGCAATGGGTGGGTCTACATCTAGCAAATCAATGTATTTAGAGTTAATTTCGCCATTGGCGTGAACCCTTCTTTCAAAGTTGATTTCTTTTTTCGCAGCAGGTTGCGCGGGTTGCGTTTGTTGACCTTGAGCTTTACCGTGTTTTGAGTTTTTTCCCATAATACTTTATCTATTCTTTTAATTTTAAGTTATTTATCGCACATATATTAATATATTTTCTAACTAATTTATATAATGTTTGGCGATATGATTGACATGAGCGAAGCGATTAAACGGATTATTAAGTATTTGGTGGAGGGGTTTATGGTTGCTATTGCGGCCTATGCCATCCCCAAGCGTTCCCTTAATATTGAGGAGATTGCGCTCCTTGCGCTAACTGCGGCGGCAACCTTTAGCATTTTGGATACATACGTTCCTGTTTCTGGCATGAGCAGTCGCCAGGGCGTTGGTCTTGGCATTGGCTTTAACATGGTTAAGGCGAGTGCTGGCGGGTTTTAAACATTTTCAATAAATGAACCATTGCATTTATGCAATAATAATAATTCAATCACTATGATTATTGAATTATTTTATTTTGCTGAATATGTATTGCTAAATAGTTGGGATAAAGCTCCAATTCAATTCTGCGCACATTCGTTTCCATATTTCGTCTTGTTCAATGATTTTTTCGCGGTCTTTAAGCATTGGAATATCGTGTAGATATTGTCGTTCATCTAGCGACTCGCATAACTTGTAAAGAACATAATAATAGTTTAAAAAATTGACACGGTCATTCGGGCAGAATTTAGAATAAGGTGCCAACAATTCATTGAACAGGTTACACAAAGTGTCTTCAAATTCTGGACTGAATACGGGCGGTTTAATGCCCATTTTGTTTTTAATGAACTGAATATGCTCATAATATTTATTATATCCCAGTTTTTTCAGGATTTCTTTAGACTTGGTATAAGTCAGTTCATCTAGCTGTATGCGCTCTTTTTTAATTTGCTGCTTGATGCTTTCCACGACTTCGGGTGGGATTTGCGTCGTTTCTTTGCCCTGATATTGCGCGAGGATTTCTTTAAAATGGTTGATTTTTTTGTAGGCGTAAAAGCACACTTCTTTAGGGGGTTCTTTATAGGACGGTTTTTCATTTTCAATTAAGTAGGGGACATTTTTAAAACAGCTGTTACAAATAAGGACGCCTTCATCTTCTTGAGGTATGAGTTCGCCCTCGTGGCAATAGCTGCAGAAGTCGGTGTAATTCAAGTAATTATTAATATCAAGAAAAGTTTCATCAATGTTGCACAGATATTTGTGAACGATGTTTTTGTTCACTTGTTCATTTTGTTCTACGTCTGGGTTTTTAATTTTGAAAAAGTTATTCAACATTTTGGTTTTACTGCTGGGATTAGCGGATAATTCATTCTTGGAGATGTTTTTTTTATTTTCAAAGTATTCAAATATATATTTAGAGTTATCTAACAGGTAGTCTTTTTTCTTCCCTTTTAGTTGTTTAATGTTCGCGGCGATGTCGTCAATGCGGTCTTTAATATCAAGCGTTTCTTCAACTGATAGCTTTTTGTCGTCCGCGATTTTTTTAAGAAGTTCTTCCTTTTCTTGTTTTAATTTAGGAAGTTTATCATGTTCATCCTTGTTAAACTCATTAATAAACTCTCTATGCTTCCCATCTAATGTGGTGGAGTTTTTCTTGCTGATTTTTATATTTTTTGCTGGTTTTGTTTTAAAGGAGGGCATCTTAATTTATTAAATATAAACCAGTATATTTAATTTATTATTTTCATAATTAATATATTTTGCAAATCACAAATAATATTAAGTTGAAATAAAGCGTTTTTAATCTTTCTTCAATACAAATAATGGAGGTGTCTGTTTCAATTGTGGATGACAATGATAAACGTGTTTGCACTAACATTGACAGCGCAAAATTTCAAAAGATGGTGCTCCTGTTTAATTCATTGGAAGAAGGATGGACAGTCAAAAAACGGAGCGACACTTATGTATTCACAAAAAAACACGAGGGCAAAAAAGAAGTTTTAGAAGACGCCTATTTACTCAAATTTATGAAAAAACATCTAGATTTAAGTAACATTGTTTCTGCGAATTAACAGCATGTTGTTATTTTTTGCAGCATATATGATGTCAACCATTGTTGTTATTGTTGGTTGGTGGTG